CAAAATTGGTTAAATAAAAACCCTGAAAAAAGAAAACAGTATAGAGAAAATTATAAACCAAGAAAACGAGAACAAAGGAAAGAAAGACGTGACACCGACCCAATTTTTAATTTAACCAATAGAATGAGATGTCGATTGGTTAAATACCTAACCATCCTCAACATCACCAAAACAAACAAAACTTTCGAAATCGTTGGATGTACTCCAGAATTTCTTAAGGAACATTTAGAAAAACAATTTACAGATGGTATGACTTGGGAAAATAGAAATAAATGGCATATTGACCACATCGTTCCATTATCATCGGCAAAAACAGAAGACGAACTTTATAAGTTATGTCATTATACAAATCTTCAACCATTATGGGCGGAAGAAAATATGAAAAAAAGTAACAAAATTATTGTCTAACTAATAATTAAAAAAAAAACAAAAATTATGTCAGAAAACAAAAAAGTAAGTTACACCTTAATTTATGAAGGTGGTGGTAAAACTAATTTACAAACAACAATTAATATGAATGGAAATTCATGTTCTGAGGCTGAAAAAAAAATAAGAGATACTAATAATTTGACAAGTAACGTCAAACAAGTTATTATTACTGAAATTAAGTAGTAAAATAGTAAAAAAAATTGTTCACCATTTAAATCACAAAAGTGATTAAAACATTATTAGTAGACGGAAATAATTTATTCAAGATAGGATTCCACGGAGCAAAAGACGTTTATAACGACGGAGCTCATGTGGGTGGAGTATTTCACTTTGTGAACATACTCCGCAAATTCCTTGAAGAGCACAACCATGATAAAGTTGTTGTGTTTTGGGATGGGGACTCAAACTCATCTATTAGAAAATCCATATATCCACAGTACAAGGCAAACAGACGACAAGACATGAATGAATATAAATACGAATCGTATTTGTATCAGAAGTCCAGAATCAAACAATATCTTGAAGAGATATTTGTAAGACAAGTTGAAATGCATGACAATGAAGCGGATGACCTTATTGCTTATTATTGTAAGATATCTAAAGACGAAAAGATTATCATTTTTTCTGCAGATAAGGACCTTACACAGCTTATCTCGGCTGATGTGACAATCTATTCACCTATCACAAAACAATACTTTAAAAACGGAGATATGATATCTCTGAACAAAGTAGATATACCTCACTACAATGTATTATTAACAAAAATATTTACGGGTGACAAATCTGATAATATTGATGGAATCCAAGGTCTTGGAGAAAAAACATTAGTTAAGTTTTTCCCTCAGGTGCAAGAGAAACCATGCACTATAGAAGAAATCTTGGATTACGCACGAAATATCCCGCAAAAGAAACCTATAAAAACATTGGTTAATCTTTTGGAAGGTAAAACAAAATCAACTATAATTGGAGAACAGTTTTACCTTACGAATAAAACTATAGTAGACCTTAGTAATCCTTTAATAACAGATGATGGAAAAGAATTGGTGGAACAGATATTGATGGACACGATAGACCCTACAGATAGAGGTTACAAAAACTTAATGAGAATGATGATGGAAGACGGTCTCTTTAAGTATCTACCCAAGAACGATGAAGCTTGGGTCAACTTCCTCAAACCATTTATGAAATTAACAAGAAAAGAAAAAAGAAACATAACAAACAAAAATTAAATTATGAAAGAGCAAGACAGCACCAAAATGGAATTCCTATTGACGTTGAATGACAACATCGTAGTTCAGAGATTCTTTAACGTTAGAGGATTCAATCCTGAGGCAAAAAACTCATTGGAATTGTATTACTTTATGAAACAACTGAAAGAAGAACTTCAGTATCACTTAAAGATGAAGACGGTTATCTATATGATTGATAACAAAGATGCAATTGTTAATGACCCTGCAATTATGGACACTTCATATACTGAAGGTAGCGAACAATTCAATCTTTATGTTAGAATTGGGGAGCAGACAATTTGTCACAGATACTTTGACGGAAAATTATTCCCACCAAAAGTTCGTTATACGGTTGACGTACGACCCTTTTTAAAAGACGTTCTCCGTGAATTAACTGACATTTTTTCAGCCCCAAAATTAAGTTTTGAATATTTGGGATTTGACCTAAACAAGTAAATATTTAATAAAACAGGGGATTACAAAAACGAGATATGAATAAGAATTTTGACTACTTAGGGAACACTTTCCAGATACAACTTTTAAACCAACTTATTGTAGATAAAGAATTTTCAACATCAATTATGGATGTTATTGAAAGTGCTTATTTTGACAACAAGTACTTTAAAATCATCTTGCAGATGACAAAGGAGTATCATGCGAAATATCAGTCTACACCTAATTTTGATATTCTTGAACAAATAGTTAAATCTGAAATTTCACAAGAATTAGTAGCAAAAATTGTCCTTGACACCATCAAACAAGTAAAAGACGCCCCATTTGAAGGAACACAGTTTGTTCAAGAGAAAGCGTTAAAGTTCTGTAAACAACAAGAACTTCAAAAGGCGATGGACAAAGCCCAAAAGATTATTACTGAAGGTGACTTTGAATCTTATGACAAAGTTGAGAGTTTGGTTCGTGAAGCGCTACAAGTTGGAGAAAAAGACACGGGTACAACTGATGTTTTTTCTAACCTTGACACAGTACTTGATGAGGATTTTAGACACCCAATTCCATTAGGAATACCAGGTATTGACAGATTACTTAAAGGTGGTTTGGCAAAAGGAGAAATTGGTGTTATCTTAGCACCCACAGGTGTTGGTAAAACCACTATCTTAACAAAGATTGCGAACACTGCGTTTAATCTTGGGTATAATGTTCTTCAAATATTTTTTGAGGACAACCCAAAGATTGTACAACGTAAACACTTCACACTTTGGACAGGTATTGAACCAGACAACTTGGTAAATCACAAAGAAGAGGTTATGGCCAAACTTACAGACATCAAAGAAACAATGAAGAACGAGTTAATTATGAAAAAGCTTCCTTCAGATTCAATGACTATGAACCAAATCAAAAACCAAATCAGAAAGATGATTGCTGATGGTACAAAGATTGACTTGGTTCTTTTGGACTACATTGATTGCGTTGTTCCTGAAAGTTCAAGTAAAGATGAATGGAAAGCTGAGGGTTCGGTAATGAGAGGTTTTGAGGCAATGTGTCACGAACTATCATTGGTTGGATGGACAGCAACACAGGGTAATAGAAGCTCTATATCTTCTGAGGTTGTTACTACCGACCAAATGGGTGGTTCTATTAAGAAAGCACAAGTTGGACACGTTATCATTACTGTGGCTAAAACTTTACAACAAAAAGAAATGAACTTGGCAACAATTGCTATTACCAAATCACGTATTGGTAAAGATGGGGTAGTGTTTGAGAACTGTAAGTTTAACAACGAACTACTTGAAATTGATACAGAGTCATCTGTAACCTTCTTAGGGTTTGGAGAACAACAAGAAGAAAGAAAACGTGACAGAGTTAAAGAACTCTTAGAAAAGAGAAAACAAAGAGAACAACAATCGTAAAAAAAATAATTATGGAAAAAATTTTAAAAGAAAACCCAAATAGGTTTGTTATCTTCCCTATTGAACATAATGACATTTGGGAATACTACAAACAACATCAAGCAGCGTTTTGGACTGCAGAGGAAATAGATTTAACAAACGACATTCGTGATTGGGAAAATTTATCAGATAACGAAAAGTATTTTGTTAAGAATATATTGTCATTTTTTGCAGCATCCGATGGTATTGTAAATGAGAATTTAGCGGAAAACTTCTTAAAAGAAGTTCAATACCCTGAGGCGAAATTCTTTTATGGGTTTCAACTAATGATGGAAAATATACATTCATTAATGTACTCGTTACTTATTGATACTTATGTTTCAAGTGCTGAGGAAAAAGATGAATGTTTCCACGCAATTGATAGATTACCTGCGGTACAGAAAAAAGCAAATTGGGCATTGAATTGGATTCAAAATGCTTCGTTTCAAGAAAGATTGGTTGCTTTTGCAGCAGTTGAGGGTATTTTCTTTTCAGGGTCATTCTGTTCAATTTTTTGGTTAAAATCAAGAGGAATTATGCAAGGATTATGTAACGCTAATTCATTAATATTTAAAGACGAGAACTTACATTGTGATTTTGCAATTCACTTGTTGAATAATCACATAGAAAACAAACCAAGTGAAAAAAGAATTAGAGAAATCTTATTATCTGCATTGGATATTGAAAAAGAATTCATCACAGAATCATTACCAGTTTCACTTATTGGTATGAATTCAAACTTAATGAGACAATATCTTGAGTTTGTTGTTGATGGATTATTAATTAAATTTGGCTGTAAAAAAGAATTTAATGTTGAACAACCATTTAAATTCATGGAACAAATCGCGGTTGAAACTAAAGGTAACTTCTTTGAATCAAGAACCGTTGAATACCAAAAAGCTAAATTAAACGAAACAATCACATTTGATGAAGATTTCTAAAATATAAAAACTATGATGTCATTAAAAATTAAAAAAAGAAGTGGTGAGGACGCGTCCTTTAATCCACAAAAAATTTACAATAGAATTAAAAGAGCTGCGAAAGGATTAAATGTTAATTCAGACGAGATTTTTATTAAAGTTATAACTTCGGTACCAACCGAGGGATTGATTACAACTAAAGAGTTAGATAAACTTGTATATGAAATCGCGGCAGCTTACACTGGTAGTCATCACGACTATTCAAGATTAGCATCGTCAGTTGCAATTTCGGCTTACCATAAAGAAACCAAAGATAGTTTTTCTGAAACTATTATGGAATTATATGAGACAGGTGTTGTTAATGAAAAGTTAATTGAGATTATGAATAACTACGGTCATGAAAACATTGATTTGG